ACCACGCATCCGGCGCTGCACCGGCTGCGCACGGCATGGGCCTATGCCCGCGAAACCAGCCCGGCGGTCGAGGCGATCAACAGCGCCTGCCCCGGTCTGCGCGCCGTGCCGGTCTGCGAGGGCACTTGGGTTCTGCAAGGCCCCACGCCGACCGGCGGCTCGGTCCACGCCTACATCACGATCTTCGACCATCTGACCGTGATCCGGTTCGAGGGAGGGCACCCGCCCGAACTTCACCTGATCAACCTGCCAGACCCGCTCCGCACCGCCCGCCCGGCGGTCGCCTGAGAGGCTCCGGTGCGGGGCGGCGCGCCGCCCCCATCCCGAACCCCTCGCACCGAAAAGGAGATTGCGATGACCGATCCCGCGAAGCTGCGGCCCATCCTTGTCACGACGAAGCATCGTGGCGTGTTCGCGGGCCTTGTGCCCGAGGAACAGGATCTGGCCGCGTCGACCATGGCCCTGAAAGAGGCGCGCATGGCGATCTACTGGGGCACCACCAAGGGCCTGATGCAGCTGTGCGCCACCGGCCCGACCGGCTCCAGCAAGATCAGCGCCCCGGCTGATATCCCGGTGCTGCATGACATCACCGCCGTGTTCGACATCACGCCGGAGGCCTGGACCAAATGGCAGGCGGCGTAACCCCTGATGAGCCGGTCCTTACCATCGACGACATCATTCGGGGCGGCGCCTGCGTGTCAGGAGCCTATGCCACCCTGACGCGTGTCGCCAGGCGCGTTCGCGCGGCAATGCCAGCCAGCGAGATCCGCGCGCTGCTCAGCGATGACGAGCAGCGCTATGTGGACCAAGCGGAACAGGTAAGGCAGGGCAACAGCGACGGCTACGGCTACGGCAACGGCTACGGCTACGGCAACGGCTACGGCAACGGCAACGGCTACGGCGACGGCTACGGCGACGGCTACGGCAACGGCAACGGCAACGGCAACGGCAACGGCAACGGCTGAGCCGCACCCCTTCGCATGCCCTCATGGCGGGCAATCTCTGCCCGCCTCATTCCGATCACAGGGTGAACCCCATGAAAGCGCCTCAAATCCATTTGAACACCGCCGCCGCCCGCGCCGACCAGTGGTCGCAGATCCTGCATTTCGCGGCGACCGTCGCGCTGGTCCTGACCATGACCGGCGGCGCGCTGGTAATCGCCCGCGCTGCCATCGCCAACGCGATTGGCATGCCCGCCGTGCTGGATCAGGCCGCCGAACGCGGGGGGATGTGATCATGGATGGCGATGTCCGCGTGACGATCAGCACCGGCGACGGGACGGCCAGCGCAGTCACCTCGCTCTCGCGGCTGGTGAAGCTTGGCGACGATCTGCGCCAGAAGCAGGGCCACCCGCCGATGAAGGAAACCCCGGAGGACAAGCAGGTGAAACAGGACGCATATGCCGTGGCGGCGGACGAGCTGCGCCAGTTCGTCGAGCGCGTCGAGCATCTGGAGCAGGAGAAGAAGGACATCCTTGACCAGATCAAGGAGGTCTATGCCGAGGCGAAGGGCCGGGGCTACGACACCAAAGCCCTGCGCACGCTGATCGCCCACCGCAAGAAGGACAAGGATCAGCTGGCCGAAGAACAGGCCGTCCTCGACATCTACAAGCAAGCCTTGGGCATGGAGTGACGGCATGTCTGATATCATCACCGTCCACATCAGCCCGTATATCGCGGCACAGGGCACCGCCGCCGAACTCGCCGCGATGGGCGTGACGCCTGCGAGCGATGATCTGATCACCATGGCAGCCCGCCAGATGTTGGCCAACCACGACGCGTTCATGGGCGGCGATCCCTGCGACGAGGCCATGGAACGGAGGCTCGCTCTGGCAGCCTGCTTTGGCTCCGAGGCGCTGGCGCATGGCATGTGTGAGGGCAGCGGCACCAATGCGATGATCCGCGCCATCCTGATTGCGCTCATCGACCCGATGGACCCGCAGCTTGATTACCTGCGCGCCTGCAACCAGCCACCCCGCACTCAGGCCGAGCATGACCGGCAGGTGCTGGCCGGGGAGATTTGAGCGATGGGACAGACCCAGAAGACTGGAATAGGACCGTGCGACAGCTGCGGCTCTGATGACGACTGCCGTTGTGGCCCATGCCAATGCAAGTGGTGCCGATATGAACGCGGCGAGGCAACCGACATTGAAATCGCAATGATCAAGCGTGCGCGCGAAGAGCGTGACCGCCCGGTACTAAAGCGCGAGGCCCGTCATGGCTGAACACTCCACCATCGAATGGACCGACGCGACCTGGAACCCGATCACCGGCTGCACCATCGTCGATGCGGGCTGCACCAACTGCTACGCCATGGCGCTGGCCGGGTCGCGGCTGCGCAATCATCCCAGCCGGGCCGGGCTGACCCGCGTGACGGGCGGCCGGTCGAAGTGGACGGGCGAGGTCCGGCTGAACGTCCACTGGATGGACCAGCCCCTGCGCTGGTCGCGGCCGCGCCGGATCTTCGTTTGCGCGCATGGCGATCTGTTCCACGAGGCTGTGCCGGATGAGTGGATTGACCGGGTGTTCGCGGTCATGGCGCTGGCTCCCCAGCACACGTTTCAGGTGCTGACCAAGAGGCCGGAACGGGCGCGGGATTATCTGCTTGCGCAACTGGTCTATGAGGGTTGTGGCGTCATGTCGCGCGGCAACATCATTGCGAGCGCTGCGCTGGGAATGGACACGGCTCGATTTATGGCCAACGGCAAGATGCTGGCTGGTTGGCCCCTGCCAAACGTCTGGCTCGGCACCAGCGCCAGCGATCAGGCCAGCGCCGATCTGCGCATCCCGCATCTGTTGGCAACACCGGCTGCCGTGCGGTTTCTCAGCGCGGAGCCGTTGCTGGGGCCTTTGGTCATTGACGACATGTGCGACGGGTGGAAGTTCTACGACGCGCTGCGTGGGATCTGGTGGCATGACAGCGAGCCACAGAACATAGAGCGCGGGAAGCCGCGCCTAGATTGGGTCATCGTCGGCGGCGAGAGCGGCCCCGGCGCGCGACCCATGCACCCGGATTGGGCGCGGTCCCTGCGGGATCAGTGCGTCGCGGCGGGCGTGGCGTTTCATTTCAAGCAATGGGGCGAGTGGGGTCACGCCGTGCCAAAACCGTCCGGGACACCTGGCAAATATGCCATAGCCTCGGCGGGGCCAAACAACGGCTTCTGGGCCAAGTCTGTGATCCAAACAGACAGCTATCCTCGCCAGATCAACCTAATCGGCGGCGCAACCGTGAGGGAACGCGTTGGAAAATCCCGCGCCGGTCGCCTGCTGGACGGTCGGACGTGGGATCAGATGCCGGAGGTGCGTCATGGCTGACACACCGGAACATCACGAACACACCTGCCCCGGCAGCCTCGCGATATGCGACCAGGTGACCGCGCAGGTTGAAGGCGACGCGCGCGCTGCCTCGCTCGTCCTGATCTTCGCCGCTACCATCGCGGCGATCCGGGCCGGCATCCCGGTCGAAAGGCTCGGCCAGCAATGCGTCAGCCTCGAAGAAATCGCCCGCACGCTGATCGGCCAGCCGAAAGAGGTGCATTGATGCCGATCTATCCCCCTCGAACCCCGCCATTCAACTGCGTCATCTGCGGCGTGGCCAGACCGGCGTACTGGACCGATCCCAAACATCAGGACTACCCGCCGCTGTGCTTCCGCTGCGAGCAATACCAGCCATACCGGCAAGGCCCGATCACCATCAATCCGGATCGCCGCGTCGCCAAGCAGATCGCAGTGCTGGCGCAGGAAATCGCGGACGAGGCGCACCGCCAGACCCATGGGGGCTTCTATGGCCGAGCGTGATTATGTCAGCACTCCCGTCGCGGATGCGCTTGGCCTGCGCGATGTCATCACCGGGCTGGCGAAGGACCTGCAAGACCTTCGTGACCGCAAGATCAGCCCGACCGAAGGCCTCGCCCGCGCTGCCGTCGCCAAGCAGATCTGGAACGGTGTGCGCCTCTACATCGACGCATCGAAACAACTGGAGCGGCAGGCACGGCCGGTGCCGGATGCCAGGCAGCTGGAGGGCGACAAACATGACTGATCGTCAGATCCCCTTCTCCGCGCCCATGGTCCGCGCGCTGCTGGAAGGCAGGAAGACGCAGACACGGCGCAACCTTCCCGCCGCGCACCCCAGGTTCCCAGAGTTTTCCCATATGCGAACTGACGTGCTGGACGATCCCGCTTTCGTCTGGTTCTGGAACGGTAAACATGATGGCGTCGGAGCCTCTCACCGGATTCCCTACACCACCGGAGACCGCCTTTATGTGCGTGAGGCATGGCGGGCGCCGCTGCACGTCGATGATCAACCGCCCCGTGAAATCCCGCCAACGAACTCGGTCCATTATTGCGCTGACGGCGACGCGCCAACGATCTTTGGTCGCTATCGACATGCCCGCTTTATGCCACGCTGGGCCAGCCGCCTGACGCTGAACGTCACCGATGTGCGCGTGCAGCGGTTGCGGGAAATCACCGCCGCAGACAGCATTGCCGAGGGGGTTAAATGCGACACTTGCTCAGCAATGGGCGAAAGTGCGTGCCATGGCAGGGGGTGTTTTGCAAGCCAAGAAGCCTTCCGCACCCTCTGGAACAGCCTGCACGGCCCCGACGCATGGGATGAAAACCCGTGGGTGGTCGCACTGACGTTCACCGTGGCGCGCGGCAACATCGACACGCTGGGGGCCACCAATGCTTGACGCGCTCACCCTCTTCCCCATCGACACGCCGGCGGCGCGCGCGCCAGATCCGCGCCCGATGATCGTGGACAGCTTTGCCGGTGGCGGCGGCGCCTCGACCGGGATCGAGCTGGCCCTTGGACGCAGCCCGGATATCGCGATCAACCACAGCGAGGCGGCGCTGGCCCTGCATGCGGCCAATCACCCTGAGACGTTGCACCTGTCGGAAAACGTCTATCGCGTCGATCCGCTGACCCACATGCACGGGCGGCACATCGGCCTGATGTGGTTTTCGCCCGACTGCAAACACTTCTCGAAAGCCAAAGGCGGCGCCCCGGTCAAACGTAACATCCGCGATCTGGCATGGATCATCCCCGGCTGGATCGAGCGCATCCAGAAATCAGGTGGCCGCGTGGATGTGGTGCTGCTGGAGAACGTCGAGGAGTTCCGCACCTGGGGACCGCTGATCGAAACCGACAAGGGGTTGATGCCCTGCCCTGACCGGCGCGGCGAGACCTTCGCGGCATGGTGCAAGGCACTGCGCCGTCTTGGCGGGCGCATCCAGTGGCGCGAGATGCGCGCCTGTGACTATGGCGCCCCGACCATCCGCAAGCGCCTGTTCGTCGTGGTGCGATTCGACCGCGAAAAGATCGTCTGGCCCGCACCGACCCACGGCGACCCGGAATCGGATGAAGTCCGCAAGGGCAAGCTGAAGCCATGGCGCACCGCGGCGGAATGCATCGACTGGTCTCTGCCCTGCCCGTCGATCTTTGACACTTCCGCCGACATCATGGCTAAGCACGGCCTGCGCGCCGTCCGGCCTCTGAAACCCAACACGCTCGCCCGCGTGGCGCGTGGCATCCATCGCTATGTGCTGGAGGCGGCCCAGCCCTATCTGGTCAACCTGACCCATGGCGGGCGGCTGGAGGATCTGGCAGCGCCGATCCGCACCATCACCGGCGCGCACAGGGGCGAAAAGGCGCTGGTGGCGCCGTCCATCACCCGCTTCAACGGCGGCGCCACCGGGACGGATCTGCGCGCGCCCATGGCGACCGTGACCGCGAATAGCTGGATCAAGAAACCGGGCGGCGCGGCGCCATATGGCCTGCTCGCCCCTTGCCTCGCCAGCATCGCCCACGGCTATTCCGGCGGGCGCCGGGAATACCCGCTAACCGATCCGCTGGGCACCATCACTGTGGGCGGCGTGCAGCATGCCGTGATCGCGCCGACGCTCGCCAATATTGCCAATGGTAAAACGACAGGTCGCGGGCCCAACACCTGGCCGGTGGCGGCACCCCTACGAACGATCACAAGCGCCAATGGGCATGCAGTTGTCGCGCCGATCCTGTCGCAGATGTATGGCTCTGGCGGGGGTAATGGCGATCTGCGGCGTCCGCATCCGGTGGTCACCGCCGAAGGGCAGCATTCGAGCGTCATCGCCCCGGTGCTGACCTATGCCCAGCAGGGCGGCGCCTCGCGGCCCATCACGGCACCACACCACACGATCTGCGCCAGCAACAAAGATCAGAATGCGGTCATGGCCGCGACGATGATCCAGACCGGTTACGGCGAACCGGCGGGACAAGCGCCGCGCGCCCTCGACATCCGGCGCCCGCTGGGCACTGTGGTCGCGGGTGGGCAGAAACATGCGCCCATCGCCGCCTTCCTCGCCCAGCAGAACAACGACAGCCGCCGCGTGGGTGGCGTCAATCCGGGCCGACCAGCCGATGCACCCATGGCGACGATCTGCCAGAGCGGCAGCCATCAAACCCCGGTCGCGGCCTTCTTCGCGAAATACTACGGCACCGGCGACGGGGCCCGCACCGATGAGCCCTGCCACACGATCACGACCCGGGACAGGATGGCACACTGCGAGGCATCGCTAGCCGCGCCGCCCTTCGGCCCAGAACATCACGCCAAGGCCCGCGACGTCGCTCAGCTGCTGCGCGATCACGGGCTGTGGGATGACCGGGAGTTCGTGACGCTGACCGTGGAGGGTGCCGAGTTCGTCATCGTCGACATCGGCATGCGCATGCTCACCCCCCGCGAGCTGTTCACCGCGCAGGGCTTCCCGCCGGATTACGTCATCGAGGGCGTGTGGGAGGATCAGGACAGCGAAACCCCTACGTTCCGCGCCTTCCCGAAGGATGTGCAGGTGAGCTGCTGCGGCAACAGCGTCTGCCCGCCGCTGGCCGAAGCGCTGGTGCGGGCGAATTGCGGGCACCTAGCGGTGGATACCGAAGTGAGGACAGCATGACTATCATGGACTTTCAGCCGCGCAAGTTCTGGATGGTATCAGGAGATGGGCCATCGCGCCTGCGCCATCCCGACAGATTGTCAGCAGAGATGGAGGCACGGCGCCTCGCGCGCGCCCATCCTGGAACGCCGTTTTTTGTCATGGAGGCCATCGCCGTTCACCGCAAAGTGGACGTAGAGCGGATTGATCTTGGCGATGCTCCTCATGTCGATGACGTGCCGTTTTGATGGATGACAGCATGACCCATATCGACACGAGCAAAGAGGCGGCGAAACGGGAACATGACAAGTTCGTCACCCGGGTTTTCCGCGACATCCACCAGATCGAGCGCATGGCGACCGAGGCAGTCACCACCGCGCGACCACAGGAGGGCTGACACATGGGCCGCCGCGCGACCTTTACGGAAAAACAGATCGCAGCCGCCGTCTCGGCCGCCCGTGCGACAGATCCGCGTGCGGTGGTTGAAATCGTCACCCCGTCTGGCACGATACGCATTCTGCCGGAATCTGCCCCTGCGAAACCGGCCGATGATGTGGAGGCATGGTTCGGGCGTGACAATGGTTAAGCTGCGCGGCATCAACAAGGTCCGCAAACGCCTGTCCGATGGCAGCGTGATTGAGATGCATTATGCATGGCGCGGCAAAGGTGCGCCGTGCTTCTGGCGCAGTGACAGCAAGATCGAAATCGGGTCACCCGAGTATGTAGCCGCCCTGGCCGAAGCCGCGCCCAAAGGGCAGGCTGCCAAGGGCAAGTTCCGTGAGGTGATCCTCGGCTTTCTGTCCAGCCAGGAGTTTCGCGGTCTGGCGCCGCGCACCCAATCAGACATGCGCATATCCATCAACCATCCGAAAAGCGGGATCGACACCAAATTCGGTGATGCACCCCTCAGGGCATTCGACGATCCGCGTATCCGCAAGCAGGTGCTGGACTGGCGCGACGGGATCGGCGGCAAGGTTGGGGATGACCGCGTGCGCCACCTGCAAAGGATCGTCGGCTGGGCGCTGGATCGCGGGTTGCTGATGCAGCACCGCCTGATGGGGATCAAATCGACCTACAAGGCCAGCCGCGCCGAAGTGTTCTGGCTGGCGTCCGACATCGAGGCATTCGTGGCCGGGGCGCCGGCGCATGTCGGGCGCATCCTGATCGCCGCCACCGAAACCGGCCTGCGGCCCGGCGATCTGGCAAAGCTGACGCGCGAGCAGATTCACCCCACTCCGACCGGCCGCCGGATCGTCGTCTGGACATCGAAGGGTAAGGCCAAGCGCCGTGTCGCCTCGATCCCGGTCACGCCGCGCATGGCTGCGCTGATCGACAGCACCCCGGCCGACCAGTCTGCCATCATCACGAACAAGGGCGGGCAGCCCTATCAGCACGAGAACTATCTGGGCGATGCGGTCAGTACCTGGCGCGACAAGCTCGGGTTGAGATCAGAACTGCGCCTCTATGATGCGCGGGGAACTGCGGCGACCCGGCTCTTTCAGGCAGGTGCAGAACTGCGCGAGATCGCGACCCACATGGGATGGTCTATCAAACACGCATCCGAGGTGATCGAGCGTTATGTCGCGCTGTCTCCGGAGATGACCGACGAGCTCGCCGGAAAGCTGCAACAGGCCGAATCCAGAACGAAAATGCAAACTGGGGTGCAAACCGGATAGGTCCGGAACCTGCTAAGTATTGGTCGGGGCGAGAAGATTCGAACTTCCGACCTACGGTACCCAAAACCGTCGCGCTACCAGGCTGCGCTACGCCCCGACTGGCGGCTTCCTAACCGGGTATCGTCGGCTTGGAAAGAGCTATTCCGCCGCGCAGGGCCAAACAGCTTCATCCTGCCCGATGACGGGATGGCGCAGTTCGGCTCCGGGCGCGATGCCGATGGCTGCGGCCAGACCGCCGTTTACCTCCAGCACGAACTGCACATCTTCACCGCCGTCGATCGGGGTTTCTTCCTGCGGCACCGCATTGGCATGCACCCGCGTCACACGTCCCGCCGCATCGGCGAAGATCATGTCCAGCGGAAGAAGGGTATTCTTCATCCAGAACACCGCGCGTTGCGGTGCCTCATAGACGAACAGCATTCCGGCAGAACGGCCAAGATGATCGCGGAACATCAGCCCCTGCGCCCGCTCTGCCGTATCGTCGGCCACCTCGACAGAGAACCGGGCCGTGCCGAACGGCCCCCGAAGATCCACCGCCTGCGGATCGCAGGCGCCGGCCAGCGCGCTGCCAGCTATCAGGCCGGACAGCACCGCTGCCGTCAGGATTTGTCGCCGCGCACTGCTGCTTCCCAT